CGCGCTCTAGCTTCGGGGTCTTGCCACAACTCTTTCTGCTTACGTGAACGCATTGCCTGGAATTCTTCATCCTTCCAACGCTCTTTCATAAGATCGGAAAGGGTCTTTCCAGTTCGTGGCTTCTTGGTAAGTAACGCGGGATGCTTGGCAATGTACTCAGGAGACTTACACCTTTTGGCATAGGCGATGTTTACTCTCTCCCTATACGCAGGATCAGCCCATTGTGCTTTAGAAAGCGTGCCTCTATTTGCTTTTTGCTCTTCAGTATATTTCCTGCCGCGATTAGCTCTACCTATCTTCTTCTTTGTCTCTTCAGGTATGGGGCCACCCTCGCCACCTCGCTTAAGGTTGTATCCCACTTTCCTATCTAAAGATCCACATGCCCAAATAGCTCTTATCTCCATCTCGTTCAATTCATCTTCACTATAAGCACGGTGAAGCTCAACAACATCAAAATTGTCTTCTCCATGTTTAGCAATGGCGTCATGGAAATAAGACTTAGTTTTGTTGGTAAGTCGAGACTTGAATTTGTGTTTATCCCAACGCTTGCTCACGGTAGTTACAGTTTGTCCGACGTAGATCTTCCCATTGATCCTGTTACGGACCAAGTAGACATAACCAAAAATTTCCAAGCGCTCTCCTATGAAGGAGGCACGAGGCTACTCCTGTTCAGTTTCAGCCAGTAAAGCATCGGCCATTTTCTTGGACTTAGCGTTTGCTTCGTCTCTGTTTACTGCGTAGATCAAGCTAGTGGCGACCTTCTTAAGTTCTTCGTCACAGATAGCCTCAATGTTTTCTTCAGACCACTTCTTGCAGCGATGCTCAATCTTTATAAGGAGTTCATCAACAGCCTTGTCACACTCAGTGTGCTCACCCTTCAAGTCCTGATAAGCTACTCTTGCAAGAGCATCCACTGTGGGCCACAAGCATCTATAAACAGCTTTGTGATCACGCACGCTAGTCTTAATCAAGCGAGTTGCACCGTCTTTGAACAGGCCACGATAGTTCTGTCCCAATCGCTTGGGTAAACTATTTGTCTCTTGTTCCAAAGCAAGTTCAGTGTCAGGCTTGTCATTGACAGGTGGGTTAGAATTTGCAAGCTCAAGAGTCTGCATATTCAACTGAATGTAGTGAGCATCACCAACAGGGCCAATGGAGTTCAGGCCAACTGTTGCACGAGCTTCATTCACACTCATCACACCGTTCTGAATTGACGACTGGTTAGATACAACCAAGCTTGCAGAGTCAGGATGCAGAAACTTGAACATGTCAAACTGAACGCTGTATCTGCCTGCACTTCTGCCCTTGTTGTTGAATAGCTTGTTTGTGTAAGCCATCTCCCAACGGGTCATTCGCGGACGTAAGCACAAGTTGTACAAGTCTTGATTCTGCTGTTCTACGTTTGCCTTTACACTTTTTGACAGGAGCCCTACAACGTAACCAGGCACACCGAAGATGGAAGCAATATCCTCAGCGGTAGCATTGCTGCTCTCAAGGTATTGTGCATCGTTCTGTGCAATCGTTATTGGTGTGAATGTCGTGCCTTGGTCAAGGATGTTGATGCGATGTTGGTTGCCAGAAAGCTGCTGGTCTTCCCAATCTTTACGCATCTTTGGCTTATCTTCAGGCTTGACCTTTAGATTTGCAGGCATCGTGAGAATACCGGACGGCGTGGCATTGTTGGCAAAGAAACGAGCACCAAACTTATCCATCGCAATGCGTTTACCAAAGGTCTGCGAGTGATGATGAATGGCACTCATGCCAACCCAACCGTCACGAGTCATGTCCATCAAATGGATCATGTTCTCGCAAGGTATCCATCTGTCCTCACCACCTGCACTGTCTGTCGTCTTATACCAAAGCTTCTGACCAACGATGCTGGTTGCGTCAGGTCTCCAGTGAGGTACGGTCAGATATGAGGATCTATGCCATAAAGCAACCGCACGGGCTCCCTTGTCTCTTTGGATCTCAATGTATCCATTGCCTGTAAGCAGTGTAGAAAGCTCTACTGCTGTACGAAATGCAATAGCATCCTGATATGGATTTGGCTTGCTGTTGACTAGATCAAAATAGTCATGACTTGCAGCTAAATTTCTATTACCACTACCATCAAACTCATACATGTTAAACGGGTTGGTAGCAACCTGTTTAGCAATAAGACTCACACAAGCCCAGACTGTTGCAATCTGCAAACTCGTGTGTTCATTTACAACTTCACCACTATCACTTCTGTGCTGGTTGCCAAGGCTTTCAAGAAACGCATTTACTGTCATTTCGTTATTGATGGCACCGGGAACATCCAGCGGGTTGCCACGGAAAAACCTATCTAGGAAGCCCAATTGTTTACCTTCCTTCTGAAAGTTCTCCGCTGCTCAATACAGATGGCATTGGGATTCCTAAGTCTGCACGTATGCAGAAAGTTAATTGACGTTCAATGTACGGTCAGTCTTTGCTTGGAGGCTTTTGCTTTCGTGCGGAATACATCGCCATTAGCACGGCAACTATCACAGAAACAAACCCAAGAAATATTAAAGCGGCTGGCCAATAAATGATGGCTATTCCTGATGTGATCAGTAGTATGCCAACGATGAATATTGCTTCTTTCAAAATATCCTCTTATTAAAACCCGTCGTACTTGTAGTACTCTGTGTTCTCTTCACCAAGTGCAGCCTTCACACGAACAAGTGTGTTGAGTAGTGCGGAAACACCGTCTATTTTGTTCTCTGGACGTTCCTTACGAGGGAAATCATTCTCATTGGCATCTTCACGAGAGACAACATTAGATACACACCAAGTCATCACAGGATTTCCGTTATGATGAACGCGGCCAGAACGAATCATGGCTTGCAGTGTCTTCATGGGAATATTCAGAGTGGTGGCGTTCTGGGGAATTTCAACTCCAGTTACACCGGTCTCATCAGTGATTTCCTGCTTCATGTACGTAGCTTGTGCTTTGTCATACGTAAGCTCTTTGACATCAAACTCAGCACAATCAGCAACGATGTTGTTGCGAATGTAAGCAAGGTAGATCTCATCGCCAGGTGTTGAAATCAGATGCTTATCATGAACCCACTTTTGATAGTGTTGGTTAATAGGCATGGCAACTGTAGCTTCTGGGATGTAGAACTTAGAGAAAATGTAGTAGTGAGTATCAGACACAAGTGTAATAGGGTCTTCAATACTCTTCTGAAACAAAGTAACATCGGCAGCAAGGTCTATCTGGGACGCAAGATCCAACCCCTTGACACAAGGCTCACCTTTGAAATCTTCTAGACACAAAGCTATGTCAGCACACTTATTCCATGCGTCAACATTGAAGAAACCATTACGTGCGAAGCACCAGATATTAAGCTTCTTGGTCTTAACTAAGTTCTGCTTCTCTGTTGCAACTACAGCTTCGGCAATCTCTTCAAGTGTGTCCTCTACGTTTACAGACACTCCCCAGTTGGGGTTGGCCATTCGGACAGCTTCTGCTGATGTCCAATCCATTGAAGGTCGGTCAACATCCAGCCCTAACGAGGTCAACCTGTGCTTGCGACTGTTGCAAGTATTCGAGTGCTCGTTGTACACCTTCGATAGAATCTCCAAGAAAGCCGATTGCAGCATTGCATTGCTTGCAGAGCAGTCCTCGAATAACATTTGTGCTGTGGCAGTGATCCACGCAGAGGCTGTCTGATGGTGTTCTACAGATCCAGCACTTTCCATCTTGCTCAGCACACATGCGGTCATACTGCGCTCTAGTGACCCCATATCGAGATTTTCTAGAAGCGTCAATTTTATACCGCTTATATTCGGGTTTGTTTGCTGCGAACCTAGCCCTAGTTGCTTTGACTTTATCGGGGTTGTTTTTGTTCCAGATGGCACGCTTTTTGATTGAGCGTTTCTTTCTCTCTGGATCTCTATCAAGGAGCCACTGTTCGTAGCAACTTCCGCACAACTGTCTATTTCTTGCGAGTCTATCTGGGTGGTTGATACAAGGTTGCGTGCTTGTCGCTCTTTTCCATGCTGTATAGCAACCTGAACACATTTCTCTTCCCACAGCTTTTTTATCAGGGTGTTTGGCGCACGTCCGCATGAACAATCCTTTTGAATTAGGCCAATGCCTGGTAGGGGATTAATAGACTGTACAAAGGCTTCGGAATCTACGGTATAAATAAGAGCGAATCGGGTGGGATTGTCTGTTATGCCCTCAAGCATCTTCTCCATGTCTTTCTGGAGCAAGTAGCAGGGGCCAGATGTGTTGAAGCCAGCAGTGGTGATGACGAATGCAATTGGCTGCTCACGAGCGCCCATGCCTGATGTCATCGTGTCATACAGACGGGAATCATCGTGCTCGTGATATTCGTCAACCAACGCGCATGATGGGTTTCCACCATCTCCAGGGTTGCCAATCAAACGAGTGAACTTGGAGTTGGTCTTCAGAACGGTGATGCTGTCTGCGTTGACTACGACTCCATACTTCCTGCAAATAGCAGGGGACATCTCCAGCATCTTCTTAGCTGGATTGAATACGAATGCAGCCTGCTCACGAGATGTGGCACCAGAATAAATCTGTGCGCCAAACTCGTTGTCTAAGATCAGGCAGTAGATTCCAACTACCGCTGCAAACGTAGATTTTGCATTCTTACGTGGGACGCAGCAATACACACGTTTGAAGCGGCGATAACCGTCAGCCTTCTTCACCCAACCGAACAACGAGCAGCCAAAGAAAGCCTGCCATGGTTCCATCACAAGAAGCTCACCACGCGCTGCCCACTTACCTTCAACGTGAGGCATCATTTCAAAAAACGTGCAGAACTTCTGAGCCTTCTTGTGGTCAAAGGTATATGGGTAATCAGGACTCTTGGACTTTTCAAGATCATCAAGATGGCGTTTGCAAGCAAGGATTAGCCACTTGTTTGCAAGTATATTTCCATCTACAACGTCACGAGCATATTGGGTCGCAGCCTCAGGATGAGTGAGACCGTTAAGTAATCGCGCCAAACTTCACCCTTTCGTCCTGCCTTAGATAGAGACCACCTCCCTCTAACTTGTTGCCGTTACTTAATCGTCTAGTTCACTGAGAGGGTCATCAATGACTGCTTTGGTGGTCGGTGGTACGGAATTGAATCTCATGCGACCAGCTGGTGACAACCCAAGCTTCTCCATGAGATTGGACAAGCTGATGTGCTCACTAGTTTTCTCCATGAGGCCGGCACGCATCTTGATTGTCAGGCGAACTGCTACCTCAACGCTGATCATGTCACAGGTGCCAAGCAATCCATCAGGGGCTCCAGATACAATCTCTCTCCAAACTTTTTGCTGTTCTTCAGTGAGATGTTTCGGTGCTCTCTTAATTGGTGCCTTGATTTCTGGTGGAGGTGTTCGATCTCTGAAGCGTTGAGGATCGTGTGCCATTGAGCCATTCGCTTCAAGTTCGGCTAGGCTTTTCCTTAGGGCAGGCATCTACTGGTTTCCTTCCAAAAGCTCCCTCGGTCTGAGTCTTGAGGTCATGATGCAACTTGCACAGTGACTGGAGATTATCTATATCCAATCTCAGTTCAGGATGAGTGGCTATAGGCTTGATGTGGTCAACATCTCTCGCAGCTGTAGGTCTGTCTTGCTTAAGACATTCTTGACATAAGTAAGAATCTCTTCGTAGAGCTACCAAACGTAACTTGGCCCACTTTCCGTCATAACCTCTGGCACTGCTGCTGCCTCTCAGTTGGTCATAGGAGCGACTAACAAACTTATTCTTAGTGTGAGCTTCACACCATCGCTCTGAGACCAACGCTGGGCAACCAGGAACGCTACAGGGCTTCTTGCTTCTTAATGGCATACCAAGAAATCCTTTAGGAACGTTTTATCGCCCTTTACAGTGATTGGTACGCGACCAGACATGTGCAAATACTCATATGCTCTCAATCGGTGGTGACCATCACTCAGGTGTGGTCCAAGCGGGGTTATTCTCACACGGAGCGGTTTGAACCTGACTCCAGTGCTTATCATGGCCACTATGCTTGCTATACGATTGGCGCGATGTGTCTTGATGCTATGTGGCACGCTTGGGTCGTCAAACTTTAGATCAGCTAACGAATCCGTTATGGACTCATTGGTTACCCAGTGATGACAGCAGCGAAGGTTGGGATACTTTTCACGCAAGGAATCCCAGTCAACGATCAAGACAGTTGACATGGGCGTTTCCTCGTTTGATTTTATTTTCTACACAGAATGCCCTGGACTTGGAAAATCACGGCTAATGTTTAGGTAATCTATAAAGCCTTCTGCCTTCGCTGTGATCCACTCATCAAGGAGTTGTCGCATAGCTGTTGGCCTACCAAGTGCGTTGTAGTAGCGGTAGCTGAGCAAGTTGTTGTTGCCAGATTGCTCTTGGCCTTCCCAACGTCTATCTCTCCAAGCAGCCATATCAACTCGTCCACCAAATCCAAGCATCGGATGCCAGAGGTGAAATACGCGACCAGGTAGAGTCTTGTGGGGTGTGAACAGAGTGTCAGCAGCTTTCATCGCTGCTACATCTTCACCGCCCCATCCACGGAAGCGTTCGTCCCATCCACCAACAATGGTGTGAGCCTCGCGTGGCACAATCTGGATAAGTGCACCGTAGCGATGAGCAATCTTGTGATTGGCATCATCTAGATTGAGATAGTCTCTTGAATCTAGTTCGTTTGGGAATACATGTGGTTCGTGTATATCACTCCTAAGCAAACGCTTTGTAGCATCATTCGAGAGACGATAGAAGTTTCGATAGGGTACAAACCAGAGACGATGACCAAGCTTCCTTGCAGTACGAATCTCGGCAGCACAGTGACGCACAGACTCAGCGGTTAGATAGCCATCAGCATCAACTATTACAAGCACGTCACCTTTGGATTTAGCCACACCAGCATTGACTGCAACAGACTTGCTGAACGCTCTATGCGTATCAGGATCTTCACCAATGATGACTTCTGCACTTGGTAGGTGTGTTCTCCAATACTGCTTCAGCCATTCTATGTTACGAACTCTCTCATCTGGAACACTGGGCGCACGGAAAGGTATGATGATGCTAATGCCGTGACCGCTGCGAATACGACGCTCACGACGGACAAAGCCCCGCGCCGTCATTTGATCACCGCTGATGCTAACTCGCGGTAGGCATCATATATCGCGTACTTAACATCTTCCACAATCCCACGATTAGCTTCCTGCATCTTGCCTGCCTCAAACTTCATCTGAATGCTTGCGCTATAGTCGCGGAACTTAAAATCACCCCCGTCTCTGTCCATCTTGCTTGTGTATTCAACACGACGAGGAATACCGAACGCATCGGCAACAATCATGCCATGCAAAGAAGAAGTAACAACACGACGACAAGATCCAATCTCACGTAGCACGGTAAGTGGGTCGTTGCTAGGATTGATTACACGAAGGCTGGTATTCTTTGG